GCGGCACAACGCTGCAATGGGATGCCAGTGCGGACGCTGTACCGCTGGAACATCGCTTTTCTAGCTTCAGCCATGCGAAAACGATTTGGCTGCGCCTAAAGGAAATCGCTGCAGTGCAAGCTGACGGCTTGTCAATTCGCCCTGTTGATTTCTATGCCCACCGCTCCAGCCCTCAACTCTGGTGTGCCTGCGATGACTAGCACTAGCGAGGCCCAGCCACGTCGCCGGTATGCCCGCAGCACCCGCAGCGTCCAGGTCGGTGTTCACCTCTGGCCTGACGTGATGGAGCTGATTCGCCAGCACGCAGACGAGCATCAGCTCACCCCCAGCGGCGCCGTGCATGACTGCCTGCGCCGTTACTTCAAGCTTCCTTCTATCAACTGATCATGTCTTCTGATTTCAAAGCCGCCCTACCAATTCCGCTTAAGTGGAGCACCAGCGACAACCGCTACGACCAGACCGGCAAGCAGCCGCGTGCGCTGAGCCTGTTCATTCCCCGCGATTCGGCGGTGGCCTTGGCGCAATACATCATGAACAGCGCTGACGACAACGAACGCCAGAAGACCGGCAAGGTCTGGGACTACGACAAGAAGGCCGAGGTGGAAGTCCAAGGCTTCTACATCAACGGCAAAGGCCGCGAGGGCAACGGCGGCGACTTCGGCACCATCAACCCGGCTTCGACCAAGTGGCTCAACGGCCCGGCTGACACCACCGAAGCCATCCCCTTCTGATGCCTGACACCTTCATTGACATCACGCCCGAGTACGGGCGCATTGGCCACGTCTGGTGGATGAACTCCAACCTTTGCAATGGCGTCGTCGAAACGTCTCCAGGCGTGCTGGAGCGCTGGGTCCAGTGGGGTGGCTGGGGGTTTGCTTTTGACTGGTTCCGCCAGATCGAGTTCACCCGCTCGCCGCTCTGATGGCCCAGCGTGAGCGTCTGGCGCTCAGTCGCTACCAGGCCGTTGAGACCTACCGCGATCACAACGGCCGGTGCTTCATCGCCTACAGCGACGGCGCCTGCGTGTTCATCCGAGACCTGCCACAGCTACGGCGGTTCCTCAAGGTGCCCAAAGGTCTGCCAATGCGGGAACGCTTGGACAGCTGGCTTGCGGCCCTGAGCGATCAGGACGCCAAGCGGCAGCAACCTAGACCCGATGGCCTCAGCCCTGAACAGCTGGCCACCGGGTTTGGCCCTGAAGTCCACGGCCTGGACGAGACCGACCCGAACTACCAGACACGCACCGTCATCTGATGAATCCTTGCGATCCGCTCGTGCAGCAGGCACGCCAAGACCTCCTGGAAGCGGCCTACATGCTCGACGGTCGCGGCAGCGACATCAAGCCTCACCCCATGCGCGGCCTTTACACCGCGCTCACCCTTACCACGGCCTATGACTGCCTCAGCAAAGCCAACCCCAGCAATCGAGGATCTGCTGGCTGAATGGTGGCGCGATTCCTATCCGCACGCCGCACCGATCAACAACCAGACCGCTGCCCTGATGACGCAATTTGCGTCCTGGCTGCTGGCCATGAAGTCCCGTGAAATCAAGCCCTGACATGCACGACAGCTCTGCCGATTGGCTGCTGCACCAATCGCACAACTACCCACTGCTGACCGCTGAGCAGGAGATCATCTTCAGCCGCCACATCCAGCAATGGCTGCTGCTGCGCAATGCGGCCAACCCCTCAACACGGGAGCAGGCCATCATTCGGCGAGGTCGCCGCGCCTACGACCGCTTCTTCCTCTCCAACATCCGCATGGTGGTTCACATGGCGAACCGCTACCAGCGTTTCACCGGCACCCTCGGCCTTGACGACCTGATCCAAGAGGGCCTGATCGGCCTGGAGCGGGCGATCGTCAAATACGACGCGACGCGGGGTTACAAGTTCTCGACCTATGCCTTCAACTGGATCCGCCAGAGCATCAACCGCAGCCTCAGCAGCAAGAGCCGCACGATCCGCCTGCCGGATAACGCCATCTTGGTGATCAAGAAGGCATTTGACTACATGACCACTTACGAGCGGCAGCATGGCCGCCGGCCGACGCTGGAGCAGATGGCCGAGCACTGCAATACCAGCCCGCACACCCTGCGCGGCTATTTGCCCCACGGCGCCCCGGTGATCTCCCTGGACGATCGCGCCCGCAACGACGGCCGCTCGGAGTCGTCAACTCTGCTGGAGCTGATCGCCGATGAGGTGGCCACCAATGAGCTGGACGAATACGGCCACATGGCGCCATTGGTGCAGCAACTGCTGGCCGATCTGCCCGAGATGGATCGCGTCATCGTGCAGCGCCTCTACATGAACCCCAACGGCGAAAGCTGCAGCCTCAACTCGCTGTCTCAGGAGTTTGGCGTGTCCCGCCAGGCGATCAGCCTGAGGCATCGCAATGCCTTGCGGCGCCTGCGCCTGCAGCTCAATCGCGCAGAGCTGCTTGGCACTCCAGAGCTGCAATATGCCGTGTAGCGCTGCGGATGATCAGATCCTGGTGCATGGCCAATTCACACAGCTGCAGCAGCACCTTCTGCGCCTGCGCTAGGTCGTAGCCCTCAACAGCTCGCCGCTGACGCTCCAGCGTCAACAGGTGCTCTGGCCCCGGCTGCGGGATCATCCACTCGCCCCACGCCATAGGGAACCTAGAGCGACGACCTAGGTTTCCGGCAATGGATCAGCCGCGTGTCGAGCTGATCCAGACCAGCCACGGCCCGCTTTGGAGGGTGTGCGGGCTTGGCTATTGCACCGAGCACCAGCAGCGCTGGCAGGCCGAGGTGCTGTTTGAGTGTTTGCTCGTGGCCAAGGGCCTGTCCATGGGCGATGAGCCGGAGGATGGCAGCTAGCCGCTATGGCTGCGCCACAATCGCCCAGCCAGTGCCGGCGCCTTCCACCATCCACCTCGGCCCCCAGTTCTTGCGGCTGTAGGCCAGGCCAGCGCCACGGTTGCCGGCATAGGTGCCTTCGGCAACAAGCATCTCGCCCCAGGGATCGTTGACGATCACCGCCGTTGGCGTGGTGCCGATCACGATCAACCAGTGCCCGCCGCCGGTGGGTGCGGAGCTGGGGCCGTGATGCAGGAAGCCGCACGGCACCGGCACGCCCTTGGCGATCTGCTGCTCCAGGTCGCTCCACGTGCAATCCTGCCGAAAGGTGGCCTTGATGCCGTAGCTGGCCAATGCCTTCATCTGCGCGGCAGCGTCGGTGCTGTCGCCGAACTGCATGACCCGCTTCAGGTATTGATCATCGCCGTTGGGGCCGCTCAGCAGTCCCGGCCGCACGGTGGCCACGAGCATGGCGCAGCTGCTGCTGAAGCACATGCGCGAGGCTTGACCAGCCACCTGGCTATCGCGCTGGCTGTAGTACGGCACCTTCAGCGGATTGCTTGGCGCTGCTGCTTGCACTGGGGGGGCAGTCCCGCAGAACAAGGCCACCTCCGCAGCGCGGCGGCGCTCCAGTCCCGGCAGCACAGCCTCACCGGCATGACGCCAGCGGGGCAGTTCCTCGCGCACCACCTTGCAGGGTTCCTCGCCAGCCAGCAGCCGCTTGCGCAGCGTGCTTGTTTCCAATGCCCCCAGGCCGACGTTGTAGGCAAAGCTGATCAACGCTGCCACCTGCTCACGGCGCCACTTCGCGGCCAGCGGCAACAACTGCAGCACGCCAGGGCCAAACAGATTCTCGACATCGTTGCGCAGCAACTCATCGGCCTGGGCCTGACTGATCGTGTCGTTCATCCGCACCGCACCATTGCCATGGCGGGTGGTGCCGTAGCCGATGGTTGGCACGCCTGCTGCGTCCTTGTAGGCACTCAGGCGGCAGCCTTCCCAGGTCTGGATGATCTTTAGCGCTGGCGCCAGCCAGGCCGGTGGCGGGCTGTCCTTGGTTGCTGGTGCGGAGCGGTACAGCTGCGCAAACTCCTCCAGCAGCTGCGGCGGCACCTTCTCCTGCAGGGCATTCCAGGCGGCGATCTGATGCGGCAGCTCGCGGTAATGCCGCGCCGCGTCTGTCAGCCGGATCACTGGCGTGACTCCAGCACGGCGACCCGCTGCTCCAATGTGTTCAGCCGTGGGTACAGCTCCTGGCGGTCGCTCTTGATCTCGGCGCGGAGCAGGCTGACCTCACCGGCAATGTGCTCGACCGCCGCAGTCAGGCGCACCACAGACTTGGCGGCCTCGTCATCGCGCCGCAGGAAGTTGCCGACTCCGCTGGCACCAATGGCGCAGCAGGCGCCCACCACGGCGGCCCAGATCTCAATCACCGACGGCCCCTGCGCTTGGTCTGGCTGTTGGCCTCAGCCATGCCCCTGATGGCGCCAACGATCAGCTGAATCCAGCCGTTGGCTTTGATGCCGGGGACCAGGCTCAGCAGCTCGCTGCCGGCCAGCAGGGTCACGGCAATGGCACTGATGTCTTCAGCCGAAGGCAGCGTCACGAGGAACCGGCATCTGTGCCTAAGTTGCCCCGACTGATCAATCGTGCGCCTTGATCATCACGTAGCCAGACGTGACGCCTACGCCCGCTGTCGAGACACGCACGCGCATCAGTGCAGCGTTGATGTCCTGCACCGTCAGCTGCACCGTGGAGCTGGCCACAGCGGTGAGCGCAGTGCCGATCGCGTACCAGCTGGCGCCGTTGTCGTCGCTGCCCTCCATCTGGAGCGCTGGTGCCGTGGTCGTGATTGCGCCGACGTTGACCACTAGCTGAGCACGGTTGCCGGCGTCCCTGGTGTCCAGGGTTGGCGTCGTGCTGTTGAGGGTGGTCAGCACGATGCTGCGATCAATCAGCTGGCGCACGGCTTCGGAGCTGTTGCTGTTCTGCAGACGGTTGATCGCCCTGGTGAACGATGGCGTGGTGCCGCCGACGGTCTGCACGTAGCGCACCCGGTTGCCAACAATCCTGATGAGCGGTGAGCGGTAGATGCCTGTGCCCGTAATCCTCGGGAAGTCGTAGACCTTGAACCAGTTTGTGCCCGAATCGTCGGATTCTTCGATCGCCACGTCCAGCGTTGGCGTGGTGCCGCTGACTGCAGTGACCGGGATGCTGACGCTGTAGCTGGTGCCAAACGTCGGTGTGAATGCCGCCGTGGTCGTGGTGGTCGCCAGTGCAGCGGAGGCCACATCCGCGATGATGCCAGGCAACGCCAGGTTGGCGGCGGTGACGGCTGCAACGGTGCCTGTGCCGATGTTGGCGGTGACGGTGCCGCTCACCGGCTGCGTGCCCAACGCACCGCCCAGCACCTGCACCGGCAGCGCATGGCTACCAACAGGATCGCTACTCGCTACACGGATCTTCTGCCGTCCCTGATCCTCAATCTGAATGAATCCGGTCGTCAGTGTGGTGGTGCTGGCCGGCGCAGTGCTGCCGTTCTGCACCACGATGAACAGATACAACACCGTGTCAGGATCGGGGACGTTCTCGATCCTGCTGGCTCGGTTTGTCCACTGATAGCCGGTGTTACTTGCCACCAGCGCATCGGAGAATCCGGCCGTGAATACGTCGAAGTTGATCTGCCCGACATGGCCAGCCGATGCAGTGGTGTTGATCGTGGCGGTGGTGTTGCCGCTGTTCCAGCCACGGCGCTGTGCGTCGAAGTTGGCATTGGTCGCAGTGGTGCCGCTGTACTCCAACTGGATGTAGTTCCAGCCGTACAGGGTCAGGGTGCCACTACCGGATGCCGGCCATGATGCAACGGTGAAGGTGACTGTGAGCCCTGAGACGCTGGCAATGGCATAGCGGCCTGGGATGCCAGCGGCGCCAGTGATTTGCGACAGTCGCACGCTCTGGCCGACATTGGCCGCTGTGAACGGGTTG